AAACAAACCACAGTATTAGAATTTGACAGACCCACAAGGAGTAAAGAACATCCCACTATGAAACCAATAAAATTATTTCAATATCAAATGGCAAATTCGGTGAAACCAAATTCAATAGTTCTTGATTCTTTTGGTGGTTCTGGAACAACTTTAATTGCGGCTGAACGAATCAAAAGAAAAGCAAGATTGATGGAATTAGATCCCAAATACTGTGATGTGATAGTAAAAAGATGGGAAGATTTTACAGGCAAGACTGCAGAACGTGTATCATCTAATTAATGGGTAAGAAAGGAACTAAAGCTGAAACTGTCATCAGGTCACAGAAATTTGCACGAATTATTGCAAATGGTGGTCGTAGATCTGACTGTGTTCGTTATGCCTCCGAGAACTGGGGGGTTGGAGAAAGAACTGTAGATAAGTATTTAAACATAGCCAGAGCAGAGTTGAAGAGGGATTGGGATATGGAACGACCTCAGATGGTGGCAGATCTTTTGGCTCAATGTAGCACCTTACAGATGGAAGCTAGAAGGGCTGGTCATTATCACATCGCTCTTGGTGCAATAAATACTGCAGCTAAACTTGCTCATCTCTGCTCATGAGTCTTTTAGAAACTGTCTCGCAGGGTCACGTTTTATTTCAAGAGGGATTTAGTTATATTCCTTCGTCAAAAGATGTTATAAAAAAAATAAAAACTAAACTTCTTCCTCATCAAGAAAAATTTTGTGACGACATAACTCATAGAAAATTAGCTCTTGTTTGTGGTTTTGGTGCTGGCAAAACTTATGCTTTAGTTTCTAAAAGTATTATTCTTGCTTGCATGAATGTTGGACATATATCAGCTATTTTTGAACCTACAAATGTGATGCTGAGAGATATTTTAATACGAACGATGAATGAGCTTTTAGATGAATGGGAAATACCTTACACTTTCAGAGCTTCTCCTTTGCCAGAATATCAACTGCAATTTGAAGAAGGTGTCCATACAATTTTACTCAGGACAATTCTTACATATCAAAGACTTAGAGGACAGAACCTTTGTGCGGTTGGATTTGATGAAGCCGATACTGTTAATAAAAGAGATGCAGAGCAAGCAATGAACATGGCTCTTGCAAGATTAAGGTCTGGAAATGTGCAGCAATTTTATGCCACAACAACTCCTGAAGGTTATGGTTGGGCGTTCGATACATTTGAAAAAAACAAAAAGTCAGATACAGGTTTAATACAAGCAAAGTCTATGGATAATCCTTATTTACCTGATTCGTTTATTACTTCGCTTGAGGAAAATTATCCTCCTCAACTTATAAAGGCTTACCTACTAGGACAATGGGTTAATTTAACAAGTGGTGCTGTTTATAATCGCTTCAACAGAAACGATCATGTTATCAACACAATTCCTTTTGATATAAAGATGGAGACTCTTTTATGTGGTGTTGATTTTAACGTTATGAATTGTAACTGCGTTGTTGGTGTGAAAGACGGTGAAAATTTAGTGATAATAGATGAAATATCTAAACAAAAAGACACTGATGCTTTGGCACAGGAGATAAAAAGACGTTATCCTTCAAACAGAATATTAGTTTATCCAGACGCAAGTGGCTCGGCACGTTCAACAATTAATGCATCAAAAACAGACATCGCAATACTCGAAAGTTACGGCTTCAGTTCAATGGCTCTCAAAAGCAATCCCTTTATCAAAGATAGAGTTGCAACCGTCAATGCGTTATTACAAAACGGCAAAGGGGAACGACGTTTGGCGATTCATGCCCGTTGCACACGTTTGATTGAATGTCTTGAATTGCAAAGTTACGATGAAAAGACAGGAGAACCAGATAAGCAGAATAATTTGGATCACCATGTAGATGCTCTTGGATATTTGTGTTACAGAGAATTTAATTTGTTGTATGGTAGAGCAGGCAGGCCTACAGGAATTAGAATATATTAAAAGCAATGATATTATGAGGAAAAACTGTGTATAGTTCACTCAATATTTACAATCAACCTGTAACTTTAGCACCATCAACAGTTGCATCTCCAAATGCTGCTTATCAACGGATGTCTAATTTTTGGGGATTGATTGAGGATTTAAAAGAGGGAACATATAAGATACGCAGCGAACATAGAAAATATCTTCAACAAGAACTAAGGGAAACAGATGACGCATACGACACTCGTCTTTCAAGATCTACGGTTGTTCCATATCTGCAAAGAATTGAAAAAATGCTATCGGGAATGCTAGTGCGAAAGCCAGTGCGACTTGATGCTGTCTCGGACTTAGTGAGGGAGCAACTTTTTGATGTTGACCTTGAGGGAAATGATCTTAATGTTTGGTTGTATCAAACAGCACGAATTGCAATATCATTTGGTCATGTTGGTGTTTTGGTGGACGCTCCAAAGGAAGGCGAGAAAGCAAGACCCTATTGGGTTACTTACACACCAAGAGATATTCTTGGGTGGAGAACTGAAATTATTGATGGGGTCAGAAAATTAACACAATTACGATTGATGGAGCAAGTTGTGGAGCCAGATGGAAAGTATGGAGAAAAACTTGTTAAACAAATCAGAGTGTTAGAAATTGGTCGCTTTGAAATACACAGAAAAGATAAAAAAGGTGAATATAAATTATTTGATGAAGGAGAAATGAGTATTAAAGATAACATTCCATTTGCTGTCGCATATTCAAATCGAGTTGGTTTTTATGAATCACGCAGTCCTTTATATGACATAGCAGAGCTAAATCTTAAGCATTATCAGATTCAATCAGACCTTGATAATATTCTTCATATCAGTTCTGTTCCATTACTTGCTGTTTTTGGCTATCCAAACGCTGATGAAATAACAACTGGACCAAACGAAGCTTTATCTTTGCCACCAGAATCAAGACTCGAATATGTTTCTCCGTCAGGGGACAGTTATGACAGTCAGTTCACAAGGTTGGGTGATATAAAAGAACAAATAAACACTTTATCTTTAGCTGCGGTTCTTGGACAGAAGTTGGTGGGTGAGTCAGCGGAGGCCAAGCGAATAGATAGGTCACAGAATGACAGCACTATGATGGTGATTGCTCAACAGATGCAAGATTTGATTGATAATTGCTTAAAATTTCACAGTGAATATCTAAATGAACCAAACGCAGGCAGTTCTTTTGTTAATAGAGACTTTGTTACGGCAAGACTTGAGCCAGCAGAGATCGATAGCTTGTTAAAAATATTTGCTGCAAATGGAATCAGTCAAGAGAAATTACTTGAGCAGTTAGCAAGTGGAGAAATATTAGGTGACGATTTTGATATTGAAGAAGAATTAGAAAAAACACAAACAGGCGGGTTAGTTGAAATGAATCCAGAAACTGAAGCAGCATAATAAATGGCAACACCAGAGGCTTTTTATCGAGAAGCAATTGATCTTAATAGATACAGTAATAAAGTTCAATTTCAAATTGCAAGTCAGTTTAACGAGGTGATTTTAGATGTATTAAGGCAGATAAGAGATATTGAGGGCAATAGTCCAGCAGCGACTGCAAGGCTTCGATCTATTTTGGCTCAGATGGTTGAGAGTTTAAAAGGCTGGGAAAATGAAAGTTCAGCTTATATGATCGAAGAATTACAAAATTTAGCTGAATTTCAAGTTGGTTTTGTTCAAGATCAATTACAGAGAGTATTACCAAAAGGAGAAGTTCAAGTAAACACCGTTGCAATTTCTCCTGACTTTGCAAAATCTGTTGTCACAAGAGATCCCACAAAGCTTTCTATAAGACTACGAGATAAAGATGGAGTGTTTAGAACTGCACAATTCGCATTAACTGCAAAACGTGGATCTGATATTTCACTTCCAAATGGCAAAACTGTTAAAAAGTCATTTAGAGGAATATCAGAGGATTCAGCGTCAAGATTATCTAAAGCAATAAGGCTTGGTGTTTTGGAAGGAGAGTCTTTGCCAAAAATTGCAAGAAGGTTAAAAGGACCAAATTTAAGTTTTGTTGGCAAACCTCAAAATGCTATCGCTTTAAACAATGCTCTAAAGAATTCAGAGGGCATGTTGCTATCCAATAAACAAATACAAACTGTTGTTAGAACAACTGTTAATCAAGTGCAGAATGCAGCAAGTCAGGCTGTTTATGCAGCTAATAAAGATATAACAGGTCAATATCAATATGTGGCAACTTTGGATGCAAGGACAAGTTCTATTTGTCAAAGGTTGGATGGTCAGTTGTTTAAATATGATCAGGGGCCAGTTCCTCCTCAACATTTCAATTGCCGATCCACGACAGTTCCAGTTCTTGATGATGATGTTTTAGAACGTGCCTTTCCAAATACAAGACCAAGTGCAACAGGTCGAGTTCCTCAAGATACAAACTATGCAAACTGGCTGAAGGATAATCCAGATGTTCAAGAAAAAGTTTTAGGAAAAAAAAAGAGATATTTTAATTTTTTGATGAGTTCAAAAAGAGGTGACAAACGTTTAGATGCAACAGGTGCGTTAAGAAAAATTATCAGGGAAGATGGATCAGAGTTAACATTAAAACAATTAGCCAGCAGATATCCAAATGCCACTTAAAAAAGGAAAGTCACAAAAAACAATCACTGGAAATATCAGGATGTTAATGAAAGAAGGTAAATCAAGATCACAGGCTGTTGCAATTGCTTTAAGTAACGCAGGCAAAACAAAAACAGCTAAGAAACGCAAAAAGAAGTAATATAAAAGCAGTTACTTTTATTGTTATGCCTAAAGGTGTTGGGTATGGTTCCACAATGAAACCAAAATCAAAAAAGAAAAAGAAAGGAGGCAAAAAATAATGGGATATACTTTTAAAGTTCAAACTTATGATGAACCAAAAGGAGAAACTCAAAAGTGCGAAACAAAACCAACAGCCGTTAAAAAGGTTAAAAAGGTAAAAAGTGACGAGAAAGTTTAGGCGAGTCGCAAAAGATAAAAAGACAGGTGTTGCGAAAAAATATCTGTCTGGTGCAAAAAATAAAGCGGCAAAAGCTGCTGAAATAAAACGCACTGCGGCTGCTTACAAAAGGGGTGAATTTATTGATATAAAAGCTGTTCAAAAATCACGAGTTAATCAAGATGGCACCAAAAAGAAAAAAAAGCGTAAGAAAAGCACCACCCGCTAAACCCTTAAGTGCCACAGTTGTAGAAACACTTAAGAAAAAAGCAAAAAATTCAAGATTTACTCTAACTCAGTTGAAGGCTGTTTACAGAAGGGGACAAGGTGCTTACCTTGGAGGTGGATCAAGAAATGTTCCAATGGCTGCATGGGCAATGGGCCGAGTGAACAGTTTTATTACAGGAAAAGGTGGTGCAAGGAAGGCAGATGCTGATATTATGAGGAAAAAATAATGACACCACTAACAAAAAGACAAAAAGACACTTTAAAAAAACATTCTGTGCATCACACAAAAAAGCACATGGATTTTATGAAAAGACTTATGAGAAATGGTGTATCTTTCATCGAGGCACATAAAAGAGCTCAAGCTAAAGTGGGCAAATGACTATTAAAAAGGGAGGACATGTTTTTGAAGGTTTAAATAAACCAATCAAAACTCCAAGGCATAAATCAGGAAAAGCTGGTGCTGTTGTAGTCAAAATAAAAGGTAAAGATAAGTTAATAAGGTTTGGTATGCAAGGTGCTGATAATAAACCACCAAGAAAAGGAGAAACAGAAGCTGATAAGAAAAAAAGAGCAGCTTTTAAAGCTAGATTTGCAAGACTTATTAAGAAAGGACCTAGCAGTGCGGCTTA